GGCCAACGGCCTACGTGGTTTATTGTCGATCATCGCGTGATCGAGAGAGGCTGAGTTATGCTGCAAATCGCTGGATCGACCACACAGAAGGTGGTGGGGTATTTGGCCGCCGACAGCGGATTGCCGGCGGCAGTAGAAGCTTTGGTGCAACAGCAGGGAATGACGTTGCCGGCGATTACGGCACAGCAGATCATCGCGCAGAACGTGACGCCGGACATCGCTGAGCAGAGCACGACTGATAACTATCCGCTGGTCTACGTGTATTGCAACAAAGTGGTCAACGAGCTGCGGGAAAAGTTTCGGACGTTCTCCGGTGAGGCCCAGATGGTTGTGGAAGCGCGGGTTTCGCAGGATCGACTGGACCAGATAGAGAGTAACTTACAAGCATATGTCGACGCCATCACGCAGGTGCTGGACAACAGCCGGGGTGACTGGGGCGATGGTGTATTCTTCCCCGGCGAATATGAAGTTACCTTCGGCGGAGTGAAGCATGGCGGCCGCAACTTTCTGCAAATCGCTAGGGTCGCGTTTGTTCTGGAGATCAGCGCGGACTAGCGGCGCAATCCAAGAGTTTCTATGTCCTACATCCTATCCAACGACAATCGGTTCTATGTGGCTCTGGAGGAAAGCTATGGCGTGGCGGCCTCGATTAGCGCGAGTAATCGAATCCCCGCGGTAAAGCTGACGACGAAGCAACAGAACGAAAAGGTCCAACGCGCGGACAAGACAGGGTCGCGAACTTTCGCAGGGAATCCCGCCGGGCTGCGGATACTGACGAGTTTTGGATTGAAGACGTATATGGCGAACTGGGCGGATCCGACCGTCGTACCGCCGCACGGGCCATTGTTTCAGGCGTGTCTGGGGGGAACGCCGGCACAATCGGCGGGAGGGACGGTGGCAAGCACAAGTGGCTCGTCCACTCTGACATTTACGGCGCCGCACGGGTTAACTCCTGGAGGCGCAGTAACTAGCGGAGGAGAACTTCGGTTTGTGACAGTTGTGGTGAACGCAGAGACCATCCAGTTGAATGCGCCATTTTCCGTTAGTCCGAGCGCAAACGCACAAACTGGGCCGACAGCGCTCTATCAGCCGGCGGAGTTCCTTCCGAGCCTGACGCTGTACGACTACTGGAGCCCAACGACCGCGGTGCAGCGCGTACTTGGTGGGATGGCGGTGGACACATTGTCGATCACAGTCAACGGGGATTTTCACGAATTTGATTTTAGTGGACAGGCCCAAGACTTAGTGGACACGGCCAGTTTCGAAAACGGGGAGCTTAGTTTGTCAACTTACCCGGCCGAGCCCACTGTGGCGCCGATTAATTACTCGATTATCCCGGGCAACCTGGGACAAGTGTGGTTGGGAAGCTCCCCAACGCAGTTCTTCACTTTAACAAGTGGCGAGGTGACATTCACGAACAATTTGGAATTGCGAGCGAGTGAATATGGCTTTATATTGCCCAGCGTGATTGCGCCTGGGCCGCGGACGGTGACGATTAACTTCAGTCTTTACGAGATGGACGATACAGCGACGGCGGCTCTATACCAGGCGGCCCGTCAAAGATCGCCCATCAGCGTGATGCTGCAGCTTGGCCAGCAACAGGGCGAGTTATTCGGCATCTTTATGCAGAGTGTGGTGCCGGAGGTGCCGGCTTTTGACGACTCCGACAAGCGGCTACAGTGGCAGTTCCAAAGCTGCCGAGCGCAAGGAAGCGTGAATGATGAGATTTATGTCGCGTTTGCGTAGGGAAGAAGGCGACGTGGGAGGCGCTGCGGGAGCCGTGCCGCAACGTAGCGCCTTGCAGTATGAGAGCGTGGTTTCCATCGATTCGAAGTCGACTCAGGGAGTAAGGTTCGCGATCCACCGGATCTCGTTCGGGCGGCGCATGGAGCTGAGCCGGCGAGTTCGCGAGCTGAGCCGACGGGCGGAGTTCCTCGGGGCGGGCACGGAACTGAACGAGAAGATTGAAGCCAGCATCCTGGCGCAAGAGATCGACGCGATGTACCTACAGTGGGGCCTCGCGAGTATCGACGGATTCGTCATCGATGACGAGCCTGCCACCGCAATGCGTTTGTTGGAAAAGGGCCCGGAGGACTTGGTGCGCGAGATAGTGAGCGCTATCAAGGAACAGTGCGGGTTGAGCGAGCCCGAAAGAAAAAACTGATTGTCGCATTCCATTTTCAATTTGGAAACAAGGCCGGATGGAGATGCGACGCGTGCAGAAAGAGCGGTCTGGAGAGGAAACGGAAATGCGGGTGGCTCGATAATCACGATGCTTCGAGCGTTCCGATCGTGTGGGCGAGGGGACGGACGACGTTAGCCAGCTGCCCAACATCTTATATCACGTCTGAGAGTATCGCGTTGCTGGAGGAGTTTCACGCCTGGAAGCTGGTGGGCGCGGGAAACGTTTACGAGTTGCCGGCACGCCTGGTGGAGGCGATCTTTATCTTGGAGAGCGAACTGAGGGCGGAAATCAACGATGGCCAAAAGTAAGTGGGAACAGCTTCTGCCGGCCGGCAGCGTGGGGGGCGCGTCACGAAGTGACTTACTTGGACAACTTGCCTCTTCGACAGGCAGCGCTGGCGGCGGGGGGAGCAGTTCGATCACAGGAGGCGTGCTTCCAGGCAGCAATTCGGACGTTACCGAACAGTTGACTTCGCTCACAGAACAAATCACCAGTCTCACCTCGATCCAACAATCGCAGGTGAGCGCACTCCAGGACAATACAGAGGCGATTACGCAGAACACGTCCGCAAAGGGCAGCAGCGGATCGTCTGTGGCGGGCAGCGTTGAGAGCGCTGCATCGAGCTTCCTGGGTGGAGGGCTGAGCAGCCTGTCGCCGTTGCTGGGCGGACTCTTGAGCCTGTTCGGCGGAGGCGGGCAGACGCCCGCGGCACCGGCTCCGTTTATGCTTCCTGCGCCCGTGCAATCACAAGCGGGGTTGACGCCGGGAGCGCCCGGGCAAGTGACGCCGGTTAGTTATGGAGACACGGGACAGCCGCGCTCGTCCTCGGGGAGCGCAGCACCTCAAGTGACTATCCAAGTGAACGCAATGGACAGTCAATCTTTCCTGGATCACAGCGATGACATCGCGATGGCGGTGAAACAGGCACTTTTGAACTCCAATTCTTTGAACGACGTAATTTCGGGCCTGTAGATATGAGTGCGTTTCCGACACTAAAGACCGGGGCCGTGATGCAGTACCCGGCGCAACGCGGCGTTGCGTTTTCGACAACGGCGTTGGATTTCGTCGACGGGTCTGAACAGCGTTTCCGCAGTTACCAGGCGCCGCTCCATCGCTGGGTGGTCCAGCTCAGCCTGCTGGACCAGGCCGAGCTGCAGGAATTTCAAGACTTCTTTCGCGCCATGGAGGGACGAGCTCAAAACTTCAGCTTTACCGATCCCTGGGATGGGACGAACTACGCAAGCTGCAGTTTGGGGAGCGACGACATGACCGCAGTTTTGGCGGGCGAATGGAATGGAGAAACGATGCTAACGGTGCTGGAGAACGGCAACTGAGATGCTTTACTATCCGCAGCTCACGACGGGGGCCGTGTCGCAGTTTCCCGTAGCGCGCACCACCAACATGCGAACGGTTTCCAATCAGCTTCCGAGCGGCTTTACGATCCGAATGGCCGATACAGGCTTCCAGAAGGTTCAGTGGCGACTGAAATATTCAAGTCTCACCGACGGCGAGCGGACTGCCATCGAAAATCTCTTCGAAGCTTCCGAGGGGCAGCTTAACACGTTCACCTTTTTAGATCCCACCGACAATCTATTGATGTGGAGCGAGGATTGGACCGAGACCGTCTGGACGGCCGATCCGTTGTTGCACGTGACGGGCGGAATGGCGGATCCCACCGGTGGCAACGATGCCATCGAGCTCACTAACACGGCGGAAACGACGCAACAGATTGTTCAGAACACAAGTGGCCCGAGCTCTTATGTCTACTGCTACAGCGTGTATGTCATGAGCAATGTTCCCGCCACAATTCAGTTGGTGGTAGCTGCCACCGGACAGACTTCTCTGACGCCGGTAAACACGGGCACTCAATGGACACGAGTGCTCACATCAGGCAGTCTTTCGGTCGAACAAGACGGGGTCGGGTTTGGGATACAAGTGCCGGCGGGCACGCAAGTGTATACGTTCGGCGCTCAGGTGGAAGCACAGCCGGAGGCGGGGCTGTACAAGAAGACCATCGACTTGGGCGGTGTCTACACGAGCACGCGGTTTTCGTCCGACCTGCTATCTTTCACCGCCACCGCGCCCAATCAAAACTCCGGTGAAGTGGATTTGATCAGCAGCCTGAATTGAACAGAACTAAAGAGCCCAGCGTAGAATGACACCGATCAACGTTCTGAAAGAGCAGGAAGTTCCGGGCACCCCGCTGTTTCTGTTTGATTGCACGCTTCCCAATGGCGAAGTTCAGCACTGGAGCACCCACAACATTACCGCAAACGGCAACGAGTATCTGAGCCGAGTGCTTAAGCATAATATCTTCGATCTCACTTCCAGTCCCGAGAACGCAACGGATGGGGTGTCGACGGTTTCCATCACACTGGCCAACGCGGACTCGTTCCTTTCCCCCATTGAAGTCAACATTGGATGGAAAGGTTCAAACCTGGCGGTCACTTTCCTGTTCTTCGATTTGACGAATCAGGTAGTGGCGTCGGATAGCCAAGTAGTATTCAGCGGAATCGCTAACCCTCCCGATCAATCCACCGAATCGACCTTGCGTCTCAGTTTCACTAATACACTGAACTTACAGCGCGTGTTTTTGCCCGAGGTCCGGATTCAAAAGCTGTGCCCTTGGAACTTTCCCGCGACCGCGGCGCAGCGTCAGGAGGCGGTGAATGGCGGAACGCTGGGAGCCTTTTCGCCATTCTTTCGATGTGGATACTCACCCGATCAAACGGGCGGTGTGGGAAATATGAATGCGGGCGTGCCCTACACAACTTGCGACTATTCACGCGCGCAATGCCAACAGCGAGGAATGTTTTCTACTGACGCTCAGAGTAATATGACGGCGAGATTTGGCGGCATCGAATTCGTGCCACCCTCAATTATCGTTCGTACTTATGGCTCGAAAACATCGCAAGTATCCACGCCGCTGCCTAATCAGGCGCTTTATAACGATTTCGTCCCACTCATTTACGGAACAGGCTGGTATCAGCCGCCGATTGTCCTTGCCAGAAACGACGGGAATCTAACGCATTTCGAGGTGTTGCTCGGAATGGGACAGATTTCGAGCGTCCTGGCGGTCATTGTGAATAACATCCAGATTCCGGTAGGGGTGAACG